AAATAATTATAATAATCAATTCTTTATTTAGTATTTATTATAGTTTATTATATTATATAGCAAGGATATAATTAATAGTTATATAGTTAGTTATATGTACCATAATAAACACATACATTAATCAATTAATTAATTAATAATTAGTAATAGGGGGGGTATAATTAATAATGTATGGTATTATATATAGAACCATGATAAATATATGAGAGGGAAATTTGACTATTTACATAAAATTGCTTGACAAATCCTAAAAAATATGCTATAATATTCGTATAATAACAAATAATTAATAAGTTACTGAGTTTCCATCGTAACTTTAGTTAACTAATAGTACTAATAATACTATTAATTAGTAGTACTCGTAGTTATTTAGTAACTACTCGTACTAATAGTTATTATAATATTATATAATTATTGATTATTAATTAATAATAATTATATTTCTTTGTTTAATTTAAAAAAGGATTTAACTATGACAACATTTGACAGTGTTTACAGCACAACATTAGGTTTTGATAAACTATTTTACAACGCAGAAACGTTCTTTAACAATCATGACAAATATCCACACCATAACATCGTTAAAGTAGACGACCTAACGTACAAAATAGAGTTAGCTCTTGCAGGATTTACAAAAGAAGACGTATCAGTAGACCATATTGAAGGAACACTCCACGTAAAAGGTGGTAAAGACGAGCAAGACAAAGTAAACTACTTACATAAGGGTATAGGTTCTCGAAGATTCCACAAGTCCTTTAGACTTGCAGATACAATAGAAGTAAAAGAAGCTACTTTTAACAATGGAATTTTGATAATTGAGTTATATAATAACTTACCCATAGATAAGCAACCTAAACACATAAAGGTAAACTAGTGGGAAGACGATCCATTGCAGCACAAAACGAAATACGAAATAAAAGTGGTTTACGTCTTGTAAAAAAGGCAGAGCCTAAGAATACTGCTATACTACCTAACAGTAAGAAAGCTAGAACACAAGAGATACTAGCTGAAATGATGGGTAAGAAAGGCAAGAACGTAGTTCGTAAAGTATTAGACAAAGCACTAAATGACGATGACCAAGATCAGATGGCTTGTCTTAAACTTGTGATGGATCGTTTACTACCTTCTGACTATATACAGAAAATGAAAGGACAAGGTAATCAGATTCAGATTAATATTACTGGTGTTGATACTTCTAGTATTGAGTCTGAACCTATTGAAATGGAAACCGACAATGGCAGTTGACTTTAATATAATGTCTATCGTGCAACGCAACATGATGACTCCTCAAGAACAAGCACAAAGTCTTTTCTTACGTCCTACACGTAATCCAGAGGTTACTCCTGTAGATGATCCTACCTTTACACCCATTGCAGTAATTCCTACACCTTATAAAGCATCAACCTATGGTGTGCCTCAAGAACCTAAACTACAACAAGAATTGTTGTATGAGCGTCCTCCTTTACAAGATTACAAACCTGTTTCATTTTTAGAAAAAGCAGCTAATGCTATTATACCTTCTGCTGAAGCAGTAGAAATTCCAAACAAAGAAACAATGGTAGAAGAGTTACTTGACTATCGTTTAAAAAAATCAGGCGAACGAGAAATCCCTTTACCTACAAATAAATCAAAAGTACAAACATTATTATCTGATCGAGGATTTTCTCCAGAAGCTCAGGCAGCTATTTTAGGAAACATTGCTGTAGAAACAGGAGACTCTTTTGATTATCAACAAAAACAAAAGGGTGGTGGAAAAGGCTATGGTTTATTTCAATTTGACTTTATGAAACCTTACTATGATAAATTTTTAAAAGATAATAATTTTGAAGACAGTCCTACAAGTCAAATGGATTTTATGTATGAAACAATTTATGGATCTTTACAAGATTTAATTGGAAAAGGAAATGCTGCAAAATTACGAGACTCTTTTCAAAGTAAAGATGTTGAACAAATAACTAAAGACTTTATGAATATTTGGGAAAAGCCAGGTGTTCCTCACGAAGAGAGACGTGTTAAAGAGGCTTTAAAGTTTTATAGCTCACAATGACAGATTTAAATGTAAAGCTTCACGATAAACAACGTGAAGTTTTTGATGATAACCATCGTTTTAAAATAGTAGCAGCAGGTAGACGTTTTGGTAAATCTCGTTTAGCTGCTTGGCTTTTACTTATAGAAGCATTACAAAGTACAAGCAAAGATGTTTTTTATGTAGCACCAACGTATCAACAAGCAAGAGATATTTTGTGGGGTTTACTTAAAGAACTAGGACATGAGGTTATTAAGTCGGCTCATGAGAATACTTCTGTGTTAACTCTTGTTAATAACAGAAAGATATATCTTAAAGGAGCAGATCGACCAGATACACTTCGTGGTGTAGGTTTATGTTTTTGTGTGATTGATGAATACGCAGACATTAAACCTAATGTATGGGAACAGATTCTTAGACCTGCGTTAGCTGATGTACAAGGTAAAGCATTATTTATAGGAACACCTAAAGGTAGAAATCATTTTTATGATTTATATAAATATGCTGAAGGGAACAAGGATGAAGAATGGACTAGCTTTCACTATTCATCTTATGACAATCCTTTAATACCTGCAAATGAGATTGATGCAGCAAAACGTTCTATGTCTTCTTTTGCTTTTAGACAAGAGTTTTTAGCTTCGTTTGAAGCAGCAAGTAGAGACATATTTAAAGAGGAATGGATTAAATATGATGAAGAAGAGCCTAAAGAAGGTCGTTACTTTATTGCAGTGGACTTGGCAGGTTTTGTTAAAGTGGACAAAATGGCTTCTGCTAAAAATAAACAGTTGGATGAAACAGCTATTTCAATTGTTAAAGTAAATGAAGAAGGATGGTGGGTAGCAGAAATAAAACATGGTAGGTGGGACATTAAAGAAACATGTAGTCAAATAATGTCAGCAGTGTTACACTATGAACCTACTGCAGTTGGAATTGAAAAGGGTAGTTTAAAAAATGCAGCACTACCTTACTTAATGGATTTAATGAGAAAGCATAATCATTACTTTAGAATTGATGATTGTACTCATGGTAACCAAAAGAAAACAGATAGAATAGTTTGGGCATTACAAGGTCGTTTTGAACATGAACAAGTAAAACTAAACTATGGAGATTGGAATAACGAGTTTGTAGATCAGTTAGTAAACTTTCCAAACTCACAGTTACACGATGACTTAATTGATTCACTTGCATACATAGATCAAATACAAACAGTAGATTATGCAATGGATTATGAAGACGAAGAATATGAAGTACTTGATTTAGTTGCTGGATATTAACAGAGGAAACTTATATGGCACATAACTTAGTTGATTGGATCTTAGGACACACAGAGGAGTGGAAAGATCATAGAGATCAAAACTATTTAGAAGACTGGAAAGAATATGAACGTCTTTGGAGAGGCGAATGGGCATCTGAAGATCGTTTACGTGATTCAGAGCGTAGCCGTATTACATCCCCCGCACTACAACAAGCAATTGAAAATCACACTTCAGAAATAGAAGAAGCTGTCTTTGGACAAGGCGATCATCTTTTTGATATTGAAGATGATATGAGAGATCAGAATCCTCAAGATGTTCAATACATGAAAGGCTACATGAAGGAATGTTTTAAAAAGAACAAACTTCGTAAAGCTGTTGGAGATGTACTACTACTTGCTAGTATCTATGGTACAGGTATTGGTGAAATTATTCTTAAAAAAACTAAAGAGATTGTTCCTGCTACACAAGACATGCCTGAAATAGATTCTATGGCAGTAGGTACAAAATCAGTAGAAAAAGTTAATGTTACTCTTAAACCTGTAAGTCCTCAAAACTTTATTATTGATCCTACTGCTACAGGCATTGATGATGCTATGGGAGTAGCTATTGAAGAGTTTGTATCTGCTCATCACATTGCAGATCAAATGAAAAAGAAAATATATAAGCAAGTAAAAATTAATGCTGATCCTGCTTCTGATTCTGATTTAGAAGCTAGTTGGATTGACGAAGAATACAATAATGACAAAGTAAAATTAGTTCGTTACTATGGTTTAGTTCCTGAAAAATTACTTGATTCTTCAGAAGGAGATGTGGACGATTTATTTGAAACAAATGAAACTGATTCTTTAATGGACGAATATGGTGACATGGTAGAAGCTGTTGTTGTCATTGGTAATGATGAACATATACTTAAAGCTGATCGATCACCATACATGATGAAAGACAGACCAATTATTGCTTACCAAGATGATACAGTTCCTAATCGTTTCTGGGGTAGAGGTGTAGCTGAAAAAGGTTACAACATGCAAAAAGCAATTGATGCTCAATTACGTAGTCATCTTGATGGACTAGCATTAACTACAGTTCCTATGATGGGTATGGATGCTACACGATTACCTCGTGGTAGTAAATTTGAAGTACGTCCAGGTAAGTCAGTACTAACTAATGGTAATCCTGCTGAAATTCTTATGCCGTTTAAGTTTGGAGCAACAGATGCTTCTAACGTAGAAACAGCAAGAGTTTTTGAAAACATGTTATTACAAGCAACAGGTACTTTAGATACAGCTAACATGATGAGTCAACCACAAGGTGGACAAATTTCTATAGCTATGTCAGGAATTCTTAAAAAGAATAAACGTACTCTTGTTAACTTCCAAGATCAATTCCTTATTCCCTTTATTGAAAAAGCTGCATGGAGATTTATGCAGTTTGATCCAGAAAACTTCCCAGTACAAGATTGGAAGTTTATTCCTAGTTCAACACTAGGTATGTTAGCTAGAGAAGTAGAACAACAACAATTTATTAATATACTTAAAACACTTGGTCCTAATAGTCCTATTACTCCTGTGTTAATGTTAGGTATTGTTAAGAATTCTAGTCTACCTAATCGTGTGGAAATGCAGCAACAGATTGCTAAAACAATGCAACTTATTCCACAACAACAACAAATGCAACAAGCTACCCTACAAGTTAAAATGCAACAAGAACAAGCATTGACTGCTAAAACTATGGGTGAAGCTAAAGAACGTGAAGCAATGGCTCAAAAACATATGGTGGAAGCACAGCTTGAACCTGAACTTGTTAAAGCTAAACTAATGGCAGCTATCTCTACAAACTTACCAGAAGAAGACGATATGATTGCTAAAGAGTTTGATAGACGAGTTAAAATTGCAGAGTTAATGCTTAAAGAAAAACAAATCGATTTAAAAGAACAAGATATGCAAGACAATAAAGAAATTGTTAGATTGCAGATGGCAAAGAAATAGCTTGACAAACTTTTAATTTTATGTTATAATAATTAGTATATGGCAATAGAAAAAGATTTACAAGAGTATTATGAAGCTCGATTTGATATGATGGCTTCTAAAGGATGGAAACAGTTTATTGAAGATACTCAAAATCTTTTTGATAACTATAACCAAATAACATCGACTGATAGTTTAGAAGAATATCATAAACGTAAAGGTCAATTAGATATACTCCAATGGATTCTCTCATTACATTCTGTGAGTGAACAATCTTACGAGGAACTACAAAATGAAGAAACTCTTTGAGTTTCAGTGTTCTCATTGTAATCACTACTTTGAAGAATTAACTG